AGAATGGAAAAAATACCAACCGTTAACGGCCCTCCAGTTGAAGTTCTGCCAAGGGGTTATAGAAGGGCGCACGCTGAAAGCGTCTTACAGAGCGGCATACAACACCAACGCTGGAGATGCCACTGTTTCGGCCAACGCCAACAAACTCATGAGGGATCCACGCATTGCGAAGGTGCTGGAGGAAGCCTGGAGCGAGACCATCGAACACCTTGCAGATGATGCGGCGGCAAGCAAAAGGTACGTTCTGAAACAGTTGTTGGCACTTAGTAAAACAGGACAAGACGGAACCCGACTCAGAGCCTTGGAATTGATGGGTAAAGCTTGTGGTCTGTTTACACCAATGGTGAGTGAAGGCGATGCACCTGTGAGTGCAGACCAGTTGAAGCGGGAGTTGCAAGCGCACATAAGACTGCTGGAGCGGAGCACTGGTGTCAGCGCCCAGGACACGGTCATCAAGCGGTTGCGTGTGCCGGTGGCGGTTGACGATGGGCAGGACGGCGAGGGTACGGTACTCCAGGCCCCCCTGTAGGCCAGCGACCACCCGCCTACGCTCTACACTGTATTCCACTCATGCCCTCCCCATCCCCCAACAATTGTTCGCATTCCCTACCCACCCCCATCAATATGAGAAATCATATCTGAAGTACCTGTTTTAAAACAGGGGGTATATATATGTGAGTAAGTGCTTGCACGAACACTTGTTCTCGTTTAAACTTCGGCCATGGAACTTGTAACCGAACGCAGAAAGCTTGTCCTGGACTTCATCCGGGCCTATGTGCGTTTACACGGCATCCCTCCGAGCTACGATGTGATAGCCCGTGGGCTTGGGTTGAAGTCCCGTTCCAATATCCACAGGATTGTCCACAGGCTGAAGTCCGATGGTTTCATCACTGTCAAGCCCAGGAAGTTCTACGGTGTCCGGTTGGTTGATAAATCTGTTGAGAAGATGTTGTCCCTATGAGCCTCCTAACCCGTAAGGAAGTGGACGGCTATATCCAGATGGTGGACAGGGTTCCCGATGCGGAGCGTAAGAAGATCTTTGCCCTGCTGGAGATGGACAGGGTAGAGAGGTGTCGGGAGTCCTACCTGTTCTTTGTCCAGCAGATGTGGCCGATATTTATATCGGGTAAACACCACCAGATCATGGCAAATGCCTTTGAGCGTGTTGTCAATGGGGATTTGAAACGTCTGATCATCAACATGCCTCCCAGGCATACCAAGTCTGAGTTTGCCTCCTACCTGCTTCCAGCTTGGTTCTTGGGCAAGCACCCGGAGAAGAAGATCATCCAGACCGCCCACACTGCCGAGTTGGCCGTGGGGTTTGGACGTAAAGTCCGGAATCTTGTTCAGTCGGAGGATTACAGGAAGATCTTCAATACGCAGTTGTCTTCAGATTCAAAGGCCGCTGGACGGTGGAACACGGACAAAGGCGGGGACTACTTCGCTATCGGTGTCGGGGGAGCCGTTACCGGAAAGGGCGCAGATATATTGATCATTGATGACCCGCATTCTGAGCAGGAGGCCAAGCAGGGCAACCCTGCGGTGTTTGACAATGTGTATGAGTGGTACACATCTGGCCCTCGTCAGCGTTTACAGCCGGGTGGGGCCATCATCATCGTGATGACAAGGTGGTCAAAGAGGGATTTGACAGGCCAAATCCTCAAGAATTCGGAAAAAGATGGGGTAAATGAGTGGGAAGTGATTGATTTCCCGGCTATTTTGCCCTCTGGAACCCCGTTGTGGCCTGCATTTTGGAAAAAAGAGGAGCTTGAGGCCCTCAAAGCTGAACTTCCAGTGTCCAAATGGGAGGCCCAGTACCAACAAAACCCCACATCAGAGGAAGGGGCCATCATAAAACGGGATATGTGGCGGCTTTGGGAGAAAGAAGACCCTCCCCCGTGCGATTACATCATCCAATCCTGGGATACGGCCTTTGAAACCAACAACAGGGCCGACTATTCAGCCTGTACCACCTGGGGAATCTTTGATCACTCCGATGGGAAAGGCAACTTACGTCCGAACATCATCCTTCTGGATGCGTTTAAACAACGTCTTGAGTTCCCGGAGTTGAAAAAGAAGGCATATGAGATGTATCAGGAATGGAACCCGGACACATTGATCGTGGAAAAGAGGGCGGCAGGCGCTCCCTTGATCTATGAGATGCGTAGGACAGGAATTCCGGTGTCGGAATATACACCGGGCAAAGGAAACGATAAGATCGCCCGTGTAAACGCTATTGCTGACCTGTTTGCGTCCGGGATGGTTTGGTGTCCAGATCACCGATGGGCAGAGGAAGTCGTGGAAGAAATGGCTTCGTTCCCCAACGGCGACAACGATGACCTTGTGGACTCAAGTAGCCAAGCTTTGATGCGGTTTCGCCAAGGCGGGTTTATTTCCATCGAATCTGATGAGCCAGATGAACCCATTTATCGCAGGAAAGCGGAGTATTACTAAGGATCATTATGTCTATTGACAAAGCACTTTACCCTGCCCCCACAGGTATGGATCAAGGCGTGAGTATTGAGATTGAAGACCCGGAGTCTGTAACGATTAACACCGGGGATGTCGAGATCACCCTTGAGCCTGAGAATGATTACGGCGGGGACTTTGATTCAAACCTCGCAGAAATCCTGGACGAGGGTGAGCTTGCCACCATTTCATCTGACCTCATGGAGTTAGTGGACGCTGACATATCCTCACGCAAGGATTGGGCAGAAACCTTTGTCAAGGGCCTGGAAGTCCTGGGCATGAACTATGAAGAAAGAACGCAGCCATGGAACGGGGCATGTGGGGTTTTCTCAACCATCCTGACGGAAGCGGCCATCAAGTTTCAGGCTGAGTCCATCATGGAAACCTTCCCAGCCCAAGGCCCGGTAAAGACCGAGATCATTGGTGCGATTGACAAAATGAAGGAAGACGCAGCCCAACGTGTCCGGGATGACATGAACTTCAAGCTGACGGAAGAAATGCCTGAGTACCGCCCGGAACATGAGCGGATGCTCTACTCCCTGGGGCTTTCTGGTTCTGCGTTTAAAAAGGTCTACTACGACCCGGCCATGGGACGGCAGGTAGCCCTGTATATCCCGGCAGAGGACGTTATCGTGCCTTACGGGGCATCGAATTTAAACAACGCAGAACGGGTCACCCATGTGATGCGTAAGACCAAGAATGAAATCAAGAAGCTCCAGGTCAGCGGGTTTTATCGGGATATAGACCTGGGCGACCCCGTCAACATAATGACGGACATTGAAAAGAAGAAGGCCGAACAGCAAGGCTATAAAGCTTCCGATGACAACCGCTACCAGATCCTTGAGATCCACACAGACCTGGACATTGAGGGGTTTGAGGATGTGGACAAAGACGGGGAGCCTACCGGCATTGCCCTGCCCTATGTGGTGACCATTGACCGGGGAACCGGGGATGTTCTGGCAATCTATCGCAACTGGCTGGAAGATGATGATCACAAAGCCAAACGCCAGCATTTCGTAGATTACTGTTACATCCCAGGGTTTGGTTTTTACGGGATGGGCCTGATTCATGTGATCGGTGGTTATGCCCGTGCAGGTACTTCCCTGATTCGCCAGTTGGTGGATGCGGGAACCCTGTCCAATCTGCCCGGTGGATTGAAGTCCCGTGGCATGCGGATCAAAGGAGACGATACGCCAATCGCTCCAGGTGAATTCCGGGACGTAGACGTTCCCAGCGGGGCGATCAAAGACAACGTCATGGCCCTCCCCTATAAGGAGCCAAGCGCAACCCTTCTGACCCTGCTCAACCAGATCACAGAAGAAGGACGCAGATTGGGTTCTATCTCTGACATGAAGATCAGTGACATGAGTTCCCAGGCCCCCGTAGGGACAACCCTGGCTATTCTGGAAAGAACTCTGAAGACCATGGGAGCCGTTCAGGCCCGTGTCCATTACTCCATGAAGCAGGAATTCAAACTGCTCAAGGGAATCATCCGGGACTATGCACCCAGTGAGTATGAGTACATGCCCCATGGCGGGAACCCCAAGGCAAAGCAGTCTGACTACGACATCGTTGAGGTGATTCCGGTCTCTGACCCGAACTCCAGCACGATGGCCCAGCGGATCATGCAGTATCAAGCGGTGATTCAGTTGGCTTCTCAAGCCCCGCAGATCTACAACCTACCCAATTTGCACCGCCAGATGATTGAGGTTCTGGGGATTCAGAACGCAGAAAAACTGGTTCCAGTGGACGATGACCAAACACCACGGGATCCTGTCAGTGAGAACATGGCCTTCCTCAACGGGAAGCCAACCCAGGCATTTATCTACCAAGACCACGATGCACACATCGCCGCCCATACGTCCTTTATGCAGGATCCAATGATCGCCCAGACTATCGGACAAAACCCGATGGCCCAGAAGATCCAGGCGGCGGCAATGTCCCACATTGCAGAGCATTTGGCATTCCAGTACCGCAGAAAGATCGAAGAGCAGATCGGCGTGCCATTGCCTCCCCCTGACCAGAAACTGCCAGAGGACATCGAAGTGCAGGTGTCCAGGCTGGTGGCAGAGGGTGCAAAACAACTCCTCCAGGCAAATCAGGCCCAGGCTCAACAGGCCCAGGCCCAGCAACAGGCACAGGATCCTATGGTTCAAATGCAACAGCAGGAACTGCAAATCAAACAAGCTGATGTGCAGCGCAGAACGCAAAAAGATCAGACTGATGCCCAGATCGCCCAGGAGCGTTTAAACATTGAGTCGCAGCGAATTGCGAACCAGAAGGAAATGGACATGGCCCGGATTGCCTCGCAGGAGAAGCAGGCCAACCAGAAAGTTCAAGTGGACATATTTAAACGGAATCAATGATGCTAGATCAAGCAATCAATTACCTCATCAAAGAACTGAAAGAGCGGGAAGCGAACCTGCTTGAAAGTCTTGGCGGGGGCGCAGCACAAGACTACGCCGCCTACCGGGAAATGTGCGGCAACATTCGGGGTCTGGTGTTTGCACAATCTTTAATCTCCGACCTTGCGAAAAAAATGGAGAACTTTGACGATGAGTGAATTTGATGTTGCGGCTATAGATCTGTCGGGTATTTTGAATACCACGGCAGAGGAGAAGGCCAAACAAGTGCCTGATCCAGCTACGTTCTACCTCCTATGTGTCCTACCGGACATTGAAGAAGAGTATGAAAGCGGTTTGATAAAGGCTGGGCAAACCATACATTACGAGGAAGTACTGTCGCCGGTACTCTTCGTGGTGAAGATGGGGCCTGATGCTT